GCCGCTGGCTAATACTCGCGAGTATCCGTCGAATATTAGAAAGGCTTGTCACTCATTCAACTCTCCTTTGTTTCACCTACGCAACCACTGTCACGCAGGCCGTGATTAACTACTCCGACTAGGGCTCCCCTCAGGAGGTCACCGTACAGACGAGCCGAGCCTAAGCCCCTATTGGGCGGGCGCCAACTAAATGGTCTTACTGTCTGAACCCTGGCGTGCTGTGCACCCGTACGTTACCCTCCCTAGGCAGCTACCCAGTCCTCTGTTGAGCAGAAGGGCATGCGAGTATCCGTTATCACTCCCTCACGTTTCCACGCCGGTGAGTCGCATGAACAAGCGACTCCCCTTTTCCTTTGTCTGCCCGAAGGCGAGATGCCACACTCCTTGCATCTCCACTTTCCGCTCTCGACCCTCGTAATCAGCTGGTACAAACCACTTCTTACGACGCTTAGGGGTCAAGAGCTCCCTTTCTTTCTCCCACAACCCCTTAGGCCGGTAACTCAGGGCGCTTTGGTATCGACGAGACGACTCCACGCTTAGGGAACGCAAGAACGTTCCGGGAGACGACTGTCGATTTGACATACGCCCTTTGTTAAAGAGGAGCTCGTAGAGAGCTATCCTCTCCTCATACGAAGTCTCATCGGGGACTTGTACGAGGCGGTTATCTAGGGGTACACTTAGAGGCGGAGGTAATAGGCGGTACCAACGTTGAGTACGGATCTGTTTGTAAACATTGGGAATCCAAGAGGGCATCCCAAGATCCTCCATACGAACGTGATACCTCTTACAGATACCGCTACGGCTAAAGGCGTCCATCCACTTAGGACCTGCACTGATGCAGGCAGTGGCCAAATGACGTAGCCCGTCAACGGTATACACCTCCGCCCCCCCCCTTCGCAGGTTCTGGACCTCCTTCCAGACTTTTCCTTTTCTTAGAAAAGTTGTCGAGTTGATCTCGGCGACTACCTGGGAGACACAAGTCTTCTGGGAATTAATCTCAAACCCAACGGGGTAACGGTTCAAGACATCCCTGCTTGCGCTCGAAATCAGGCAATCGTCGCCATTAATCAGAATCGACGACTCTAGCCCTCTTACTGCCCACTTCGCGGCGCAGTAACTAGTTAAGCAGAGGAGAGGAAAAGAGAGGTAGGTGCCCATCATCTGCCCGAACGAAACCTTGGAACCGCGTACCGTAGGGTACAACGACTCGCAGGCGAGTTCTTTCACACGACCGGGGATCGAAGTGGCGCGCGACAACATCACACCAAGCATGGCCTCGGTGACGTCCAAGCGCAGCCCATCGGTTGCTCCCACCAAGTCCACGGAGGTTTGCCATTCGTGACGGCAAACGCGCTTAATCCGTGAGCTTTTTGGTGGTCCCTTCAGAAGCCATCCAGTCCTGGATAACCTATCGTAGATGGTCTTATGAAGGGGGCCAAGGAGGTCGTACTCGACGGAAGGTATCCCAAGTGGGCGAACCTTCCCGGCACAGGGGACCTCCTTATAGCGGAGCTGAAATCTGCCTTTGACAGAAGAAGGCAATCGGCCCCGTCTTGTGGCGACCTGGTACTCAGTTCTGTTACTGTTTTTGGCCCACCAGCCAGAGCCCGTGGTAAACGGCTCACTCCTCGCGGAGGC